TACCCAGGAGCTACAGATCTAGGGGCAGGAGCAGGCGCTGGAGGAGCTGGAGCCACTGTTGGGGGTCTGGGGGGTGGAGTAGGGAGATTCGGACCTCGCAACGTAACAGGCTGTCCGGAAGCGATACTGTCCAGAATCTCTTTAAATAATTTTAGCCTTCTCTCCATGCTCGCAAAGTAGTCCTCATCCAATGTGATGTCGATCTTGCGTTCACGAGCAAGAGATTGAAGCTGCAGATCAATATTATTGAAGATATTCGCTGCTTTTTGAGCAAAGGTATTCAGTTGATTTCCTTCATCTTCCAGCATCCCAGTCACGGCCTGTTTGTGGGCCTCGCGGAAGGCAGCCATTCCGGCCTGCGCTACTCCAAGCTGGTCCTGAACCTCCTGCAAATCTTTTTTGCGGTCATCCAGGTTTTTTGTGGTCTCTGCAGCAGCTTCCTTTTCAGCAATCTTGGTAGATTCCCAGGCCTTCTTGACTTTATCCAAGACAATCTGGGCAACCTGTTTCTCCGTCAAAGCAATCTTGCCTGAAGCTTCCTGAACCTCCCCCACCATTCCTGCGAGAGACTGAATGACATCTTCAGTGATTTTAATCCGTTCCCGAGCCCCAAGTTTTTGGGCCTCCAGAAGCCTGGTATCTTGATCCTTGAGACGAGCATAGAACTTCTCTTGAGCCGTTATGTTGATCTCTCCGGCTTTCTCCCGGAGATCTCGAAGAATCTGTTCCATAGCCTGGCCGCGCCGCAGGCGATCTTCCTCCAGGCCCCTAAGTTCCTGCAGAGCCTCTCTATAAGAAGAGAGCATCTGCCCTTGACGTTCTTTTAAGCTTGCATAATAACGTCCCCAGGCCTCCCCTATTTCTTTAAGACGCTGAAGGTTAAGTTCTTTCAGTTTTTTCTGCTGCGCCGCTAGATCAAGTTCAGTCTTCCCAAACTCGTTTATCTCCGCGTCAGCCTTTTGGATGGCCCTGACAGCACGATCATAGGATTCCTCGATTTGTACAACACTCGACAGTGTAATTCCCGACAGGTCCTTAGTCGCTGAACCTGCCTCCACTAGAGTGGACAGATAGTTCTTTTGAGGACCAGCAATCTTAGCGTAGGCTTCCTGAACCAGAGAAGAGAACCCCCCATAGGACCTGGAGAGGCCAGCAACCAGCCGCTCAGCATCCTCAGCGAGGCCTCCTTGAGACTCTGCAGCCCCTTGCATGGCCGCTGCCATCTGGTCTGAGAAAGAAGAAAGGCTTTCTACAACAAATGCTCTAGTCTTCTTAGCTGTATCTGAGAAAGCCGTGCTCGCTGCATGTTGGGCGTCCAGGTTCTCTCTTTGAAGCCTGTCCAAAAAGCTAAAATACTCCTGCGACTCAAGCATGAACGAATCAACTGCTCCCTTGGAAGCCGTCGTAGCTCCAGCTACAATAGAGGCGTTGAACGCAGAAAGCTCTCGCTCTCGCCCCTTTCTCACATACTGCTCATACTCGAAAGTCTCGTCCATGTCTTTGCGCAGGGCTTCCTGCGTGGCGTCGAACTGCTCCCGCTCAAATTCCAAAGACTTTTGAATAAGCTCTGTTCTTCCTCGATAAGCTGCCGATCGATACTCCTCAAACTGGGAAATATCATCTCCGATAGCCTGCAAACTTTCTTTAAAATCTTCTGCCCCCGCCACCCCAGCAGTAATGAGATGCTGTTGAATAGTCGCCGTCTTAATGAGGGCCTGCTCAACTCCCTTAACTACCCCGTGTCGTCTCTCCCATTCTCTGGTAAGCTTAGCCTCTTGCTCAGCGAGCTTAGCCTCCTGCTCAGTATTTTTGGCGATCCCCTCGGATATTCTTTCCAATCGACGGCGAAGTATGTCAGCCTCTAATCCAAATCCCTTATGGGAGGACAGCAACTTGTCCATTTCTTTCTGATAAACCACATACATGGTGGTAAGGCCCGCTGTACTCTTTCGAGTTTTATCCAGCTCACCTCGATAGAACCCAAGTTCCTTTCCTACTTCTGTAGTAGCTTTACTCTTAAGATACTTCTCCTCTTCTTTTCTAACCTGGATTATTTTATTTAAAGTAACCAGGATTTCTTCTCGACTAATGTTCTCTTTGTTCAAGAATTTCAGCAGTGCTGGATAGTCATCTTTAGCCTTAAGCACAATGTCTCTGAATTCTTTTTCAGAGAGTGTTGTGCTTTTCAGTGCTTCTTCTATATTCTCTAAGGACTTGATCCGTTCCTTTTCTTTTTCAATTCCCTTATCATAGATCTTCAGGTTTTCTTCAAGAGACTTTTTCTGGCTGTCAATGGCTTTCTTTAACAGAAGAAACGCTCCAGCTATCGCTGTAATAGCAAGAATCGCTGGATGGGCACGAGAAAAGGTAAGCAGCAGAGAGCCAAGGTCCTTAATCTGCTTAGCTACTCCCGCAACTATACTGCCAAAGCCCAGCAAAGTAGCACTAGCTAGCTTCCCTAAGATCTGGCCCCAACCAATAAAAGCTACCGTTGTTCCGGTTACTTTGGTCAAAAGCCAGGCCAGTCCGGTTCCTAGTAAAGGAATGCCTTTAGTTAGAGCAAAGATAGCTACATTGAAAGTTACCAGGACCCCCGTTAATTCTAGAAACCTCCCGATAACTTTCAATGCTACACCACTAAAGGCTGTAAAAGCTCCAACAGCATGCACTAGAGGCTGAGGGATGAGATTAAGAGTCCCTATTACCACAGCCATAGTAGAGGAATATGGCTGCCAGACAGTAGCAGCGCCTTTTCCTAATTCCAAGTGAAAACTATTAAAAGCTTGCTCAGACTTTCTAGCAGCACCCACCAGCGTAGTTTCTAGTTGCTCAGCAGCAATCCCAGCAGCAAAGGATGACTGGTGCATCATCTCCTGGAAGATTACCTGAGACTTCTGTAGCTCGTTCAGACTATCGTAGGTGCCTCCAAGAGCCTTGGAAAACTCGCTAGTTTTTAGCGTTTCTTCATCTAACGCAAGACCAAATCCGGTAGCCATGAGAGGAAATCCTCTCATAGCATCTAGTACTGCCCAAACAGCATCCCATAAGTCTCGGTGCAGAGCGCTAGAAAGATCAATAGAGCGCTCTACTAGCTGATTAACCTGATCAGAAGTCAGTCCAGTAACTTTAGAGAGTTCCAGGGCGCGTAGGGTAGCCTGTCGAATGTCCACTGTGGCAGTTCCAGTAGCCTTGCCCAGGGCAGACATCGACTTCTCAAGATCCGAGGTGGTGATGGGAGTGTCTTTTACGGTAGTGTTATAGGCTTGAATTGCTCTATTGAATCCCAGTATGGTGACTTCGGCCTCAGCAAATCTCTCAATCCAAACTTCTACAGAGGCAAGAAGGCGCTCTCCAAGAGCTTCTGCAGCAAAGCCAGCTGCTTCTATCAATCCTCCTAGAAGAGCTGTAAGCCCGGTCACTCCCGATGCAGCGGTCGCTAGAACTCCTCCAACAAGTCCTAGATTACCACCAAATACGGAGAGAGCCATACCTCCCAAACCAAGAATTTCAGAAAAGTGAGTCGCCGTTACCGCAGTCTTGCCCAGCTTCCCGGTAAGACCCAAGGCTCCCAACTCTACCTTGGTAATTCCTTCGCCCAGTTCGTCTACAAACGATCCTACCTCCTTTACACCTTTACCAAAAGTAGTTGCTCCTCGACCTAATCCAGAAAGCCCCTGCGCAAACTTAGCAGAGACTCCAGTTCCTTGTGCTGCTGTTTGATTCCAGACTTGAAATCTCTTTCCAAGCTCAGAGATTCCTATTCCAGCTTTTGTTACTGCTCCTCTTCCTTCCTCCATGGCTTTAGAAAATGAGACTTCAGTTCCTGTGGCCTTCTTTTTTTCTTCCGCCCAGGATTTTACGGATTTGGCACCTTTGCTAGTTGCCTCATCAAGCTTCTGAAATCCTTCTTTGGTCTTAGAGATTCCCTTCTCAAAAGTCGTGACAGCTTTAGTACCAGCCTCAGTGTTGGTAAGCCAGGCTCTGAGAGGGCGAAGTCCTTCCGCCATGGTATCTCGGAAAGATCGAAGGTGCCCTCCAAGCTTTCCTAATACGCCATTCAGGCTCTCCCCAGCCTTTGTCCCCTCTAGAAGATGCTTGGCAAAAAGACCTATCCCAGTGGCAGCTCCGCCAATTACTGTACCTCTGATAGTCTTTCCAAGAAGCGAGTGGCTCTTCTCAATTCCCAGAATAGAGGTATTAGCCTTGCGCGCAGCTTCATCAATGCCCTCAAAGGCTTTAATAGCCTCCTTTGAGGCAGCTGCCAGAGGTCTGGCATCAGCATTAAGTTCATAGCTTACAGCACCAAGAACTGACACTGTTAGAATCCCTCATTAGCTAGATGTGCCAGGTATTCTTCACTGGTCATGCTTTTAATAGACTTTGGAAGTTTAGTCCGCTCTCCAGAAGGCTTATTTCTAGAAGGCTTTCTGCTTTCTATCTCTTCCAACTCCTTCAATCCATGATTGAGGAGGGTGAGCTGTCCGGAGGTGTAGGTATCGACAAGTCTAGTGAAGTCGATTCCCCAGCGTTCACAATAGGAGGCATAGAGCGCTGATTGGGAGATTTTAGGTACAGCACGCTGGACCACTCCACCATCCTCAGCACCACCCGCAAGCTCTGTAGCAAAAAATTGTTCTCCTTGTTCAAAGCAACTTGGGCTGCCAGCAAAGTTAGAATCTCTTCAGTAGTTGCGTCCTCTTCCAAACGTTCTCGACTAAAAGGAAGCTTGTAGTAGTTCACCAGGATCATGACACAATCTAGCAAAGTGTCGATGGTCTTGATATCCAAGTCTGAACTTCCACTATCAGGGTCTGTCCGCATCTTGTCCATATCAATAGACAGCGGAACCATTTTCACTGCTATCTTCTTAGCTGGAGAGATAGGCAGGGGACGAAGCTCTATCTTCTGCCCCAGAAGCTGTACGTCCTCATTGTGAGTTTCGGGGAACAGAACTTTGGTTTCTTTTTCCTCTTTTGTCAACATTTCTAGTAACTCTGACATGGCATATAACCTCCCTTGAAAAAGACAGTAGAGGGCTATTCGCCGAAACCCTCTACCTGTGATGTTAGATTAGGAAGTAACTGGCGGGAACCAGAAACGTTCCATAACAATCAGTTCGCTTGTGCTTCCGTAAGTCGTAGTGGTATATCCCAGAGCATCATAGTTCAATTGTACTCTGGGGTTTTCGGTTGGACGAATCGATTCTGCCCACTCACCTCCAGGCATTGCATCTTGGAATTCGTGAACTATTTGAACTCCATCAATAAAGTCTGCCACTCCTATCAGATGATAGTGTTTCAGCTGAGAAGTCCCCGCAGGGAGGCGTACCCCAGTTACTTTGGTGAGGTTGTCTCCTACTGCCGGAGTGTTGGGTAGACCCGGAGAGGCAAAGTACAGAGTAGCAGCACTGATGCTAGTGATAGATGCTTCATTCTGGCTAGTGATGATGCTACCTGCGCTGGTTACTACATAGTCGCCTACATTCAAAGACAACGAGGCTGACAGTGTAAGCTGCACTCTCGTCGGCGCGGGTGTCGAGACCACCGGCCAGGGAGTTGTAGCTACCATATTAACCGCGTCGAAATTGCCCATGGCAAATTGCACTCGGCGGGGAGACGCAGAATGAAGCTGAATAGAAAATCTCCCATCCACCCCCATAACTGCCTGGAATCTTAGGATTTGCGGAATTCCTGTTCTCAACTGGAACTGTGTTCGAGAAACCGTAAGTGTGGGACTATCCTCGACTACAGCGCCTAAATCTGAAAATCCAGTGGGAAGGACCGAATCCACAAAGATCCTAGCCGGAGTCCACGCCTGACTCTTGGCAGCAATGAGCAGTCGCTCAATTCCAAGAGTTACTTCTTTTCCTTCGTTCTGAAGAACGTTCGTATAGGTTGGGCACATACTGCTTATCTCCTCAAACTATATAGTCTATAAGGGTTTGACCTCTCTTAGATTGCAAGCTTTTTATCCTACGATCCGCGTTCCTATAAAGCTGAAATTTAGAGTAAATACAATGTTATTATTCCCGTCTCGATAGTTAGGGCCCACTTCATGAGAAGCGGAGAGTCTCCCACGGGCACTACCTGAAGCTGAGATATTCCAGGCATCCTGAAGAACTCCAAAGATAACTTCCGCCATCTGATGAATAGAAGAATATGTGATCCCACGAGCCAGCACCTGCACACCAGGGCGCACTAGAGGATCTCCCATAAGTGAAATTCCTGGCTGAGCATACACCGCCGTGCAGACAACCGGAGATGAAGGCATAAAGCCAATAAAAATATCTGTGGCAACAGTACCAATGCTGGTGCTGACCTGCAGAAAATCTGCGATCTCGTTGATAAGCTCCAGAGAAGAGAACTCAGCCATCATCGCTCCAACACATGAATCTTACAGTCTTCCCACTTAAATATTTCTTTCAAATGATCTAAGATTTTCTGAGAATCGAACTCTTTGCAGGAGAACAGATCAAAACAAAATTTTCCTTGCTCTGGAAAAGTGTGAATAGAGATATGCGACTCCGCAATCAGAATAAAGCAACTCCAGCCCCAATCTGGGTTAGGAGCCGAAAGCCACTTTCTCAGATAGGGAGGAGTGATCGAAGTCATTCCCACCAGCTCTGGAAGTCTCTCCAGAAGATTATACAACAGTGCTGGGTCCTGCAAATCAGCCCTTCTGTTTGGGCAATAAGCATCTAAGGTCAAATGTTTTCCTAGATAGAGATTCTTCAATCACATTCCCTCCTCAGGCCCAACAGCCTTTAGTCGATGCCTTCCAGGCGCAGAAGGCCCGCCAATTTCTCTTGAAATTCCGTGATATGCTCACGATATTCTTGTGCATCAGCAAACCATCGGCGAGAAGGGTGAACCGCTTCTCCCTCTCCGGCGCTCAATCCTCCAATACCTCCTCCCAGCCAGAGACCTATCTCAAAGGGGGGAGTGGAGCACTCCTCTACAGGCACTCCAGCTTCTCCTAGCCAACGAAGAGCTTGCTGGTAGAGAGCATACGATAGCTTATAGTAAATGTTTTCCTTGTCTTGAAATTTCGCTCGATGAATTGCACAAACAGATTGAAGCCATTGAATTATTCGCTCATCAAACTTGCCTTGAGTCTGCTCCAAATGCAAAGAGACAAAGTTTAAATAGTCTCTCTGGAGCAGAATCAGTCCTAGAGTTCGCTCAGGATATACTATACGGTCTTTCATCAGAAGCTTGAGATTTCTCTGATAGCACTTCTCTCTCCGCATAGCCTCAGTGATGTACCCGAAATGAGCAAGATTTACATCTTCCAACTGAAAGGCTGGATCGATGGGAACGTTTAAAGATTCCTGGAAATGCTCATGAATAATCCCAGAGGCGGTGTACCCCTTAAAGTTTCTGAACACCCTCACCGGCACATCTGGAACAAGCTTTCCCGGAGGAATGTCTATAGTTAGATGGTGCTGCCGAACGACAAAGCCATTGAATATTGTTCCGCCTAAATACTTTTTAAGTCCTTGTCCACCAGTCAGAATCTCATCAGCGTCAAGCCAGAGAATCCATGGGTACTTAGCAGGGCTGATAGATTCATTTCTCCACCATCCAAAGTCACCTGGAGCTGTCTGCTGAATGATATTAGGATCACGATCAGGAGGATCAGAGGTAGTAATGAAGAGTCTATCTGTAAATTCAGCCGCAATCTCCAGAGTCCGATCCTCGCAGGCTGGGGTTCCCACTATAATAATCTCATCCGCGATATCCTTGATACTCTTTAAACATCTTCGAATGTTGTCTTCTTCGTTGCCTACAATCAAGCAGGCAGATACTCCAGGATAAGGGCGAGTGGTGAGAAATTTGCGGCGAAGGTCCACCCTACCGGTCGGAGAGGCATCGGCTCGGTAGGCCATGACCCAGTTTCCCACCAACTCACCCCTTCCCGTGATACCGTTGGGGCAGCAGGAAAAAGTAAAGTCCCTTTTTCTACTGAACATCTCACCGATATCACGAAACCTGAAATCTGAGATATGAAATCGATTCTCTTCTCGAGAGAATCTGTCTCTCTGTTGCAGGCTATCAGACTCCCAAGGACCAGAAGGGAGCGTGTAGATGATAATCCCTCCAGGCTTCACATAAGATTCTATTTTTTCAATAAAGGCATGAGGATCTGGAACATGTTCCAAGATCTCTCCAGCAAAGACTACATCAAATCTAGGTTCTCCTGGAAGAATAGCATGTTCCCAATCAGCTTCTCGAAGAGAGATATTCTCTGGGTACTGCGCTATCGTTTGCCGAAATATCTTAGCCTGCTCTATACACGCAGGAGAAAAATCAGTTGCCAAAATCTTGAGGTCGGGATACAGATTAGACAGACCAATCGAATGCTCTGCATAGTGGCATCCGATCTCCAACAGAGTATTGGCAGTCTTAAGATAGGGAGCAACTACAGGAACTCTCCCTAGCTTTGTAAAATCAGCAGACACTGTGGTTAGCACGTTTGGATCATCAGCCGCATAGTCATCTTTGTAGGTTAGTGTTCGATCCAAGATAGCCTGAGCTTCAACCAGCTCTTCAGGCATATTTTCTTGAATAGCTAGTTCTTTAGCCGCTAGAATATCAGAGTTGTAGACCAGCTGCCGAAAGACCCAGTGTTTGTTCTTTTGGAAGCGTTCTTCAAAATAAGAAAGAATCTTCTTTTCCCAGGAGGCGGCCACCTTTTCCCAAGGGTAATTCTGCTCTACATGCTCCCGACCTTCTTGTTGCACTCTACGATACAGAATATCATTGCTCAGAAGCTCCTCCACTCTTTTGATAAATTCTTCCTGATATTCTGGAGAAGTATTCTTTCCTAAGACTCGGCAGAAATCACTAGCGATTGTTTCTTTGCAAGCGAAGTCGTCAGTACAGACAACTGGGGTTCCACACGCTTGCGATTCTGTGCCATTGATGAAGAAAATTTCTGGGAATTGACTGGAATATAAATATGCCCCAGAAGATGCTAGAAGCTTGTACCAGTCTTCTTTCCCTAAGCAGCCTTCTTTTACTATTCCTGGAGTTTTCTCAATCAACTCGTCGATATAAGCATATAGTGCTAAGATATCTTGAGGAAGCTCCAATCCTTTTGAGCCATCATATCCAGCAATATGAAGTCGGCGCTCTGGATCTGCTTCATATAGCTTCGGCCAGACATCTCTTAAGAGTACGTCTAGCCCCCTCTCAGGACGTGAGCCATAAACAAATTTCTTCTTGTCTTTTCTTACTTCCTGAATTGCCTGGTCTATAGTTGGCAGATCAACTCCATTGCTGGTGGTCCATATATGCTCTCCAAGACGTGGAATAAGCGCACAATACTGCCTTTTATGATACTCAGACAAATTGAAGAGCAAATCTGTTTGCCACAGAGACGCCATGAAAGCCGTCTTGCTTTCTGGAACCAAAATATCATGGTTTACCAGGACTCTCAACTTGGCGTGGTTAGGTCGAGTCAACCAGACAACATGGCGGTACACAAATAAAATATCCCATTCGAACATGGGTGACAGATCATTGAGCTCCTGAATCCTATGGTATCCCACCCCATCATAACTTCCAGGATTCGGGCACTTGGTAAAAGCATGAACTTCATGCCCACGCTTGGCTAGTTCTCGCATCATGAAGACAAAGGCCGATTCACTGCCGCCTAGCGCCTCTTTGCAAATCGTACCTCCATCGAACTCCAGCCCCTCGGTAACTGCCGCAATCAACAAATTCAACGTCGCCTCTCCTTTGAAATCTTGTCTAGCATCTTTAGTTGATCCTTCCCAATAGATTCGCCTATCTCTCGGGCATGATCATACAAAACCCTCTCGATGAACTTTCCTCCGGGACCCTTATCCGTGGGGCGCTCATGAACTTGCAGAGCATAAGGAGCGTCATTGAAGACCTCCCCCACCACTTTAAGGCCCTGCTTCCTCACTCTGACTTGATTTCTAGATACCAAAAATCCTGTTTTAACTGCAGTACCTTCATTGATAATCGGCAACAAGCGAGTAAGCTTCTCCCGCATCGTCTGCTCTACTTGCTTTGCCGCTTGCTCAGAAAGGTTCTGAAGGCTCGCAATGACCTCTTTTGACCCTCTTGATTTGATCATTGCTTCTTGCCTTTAACCGGAAAATGAACTAGCCGATTTCCTCTACGAATTGTTACCCAACGCACACTTTCTATTCCATCAATGTGCTTGACCATCTCAGCGTGCCTTCCTTTTCCTCTTAAAGCTTCTACCACCGAAGGATGCCCGGTAAGGGGAGACTCTGCAGGATACTCCAGCACTTCGGTCACCTGTTTATGCAGCTGCTTTTTAGATTTTCCAGTCCTAGCCCGCATCAAAGAATTGACTAATTTTTCAACTGTATCTTTCTGCGATTTTCGTTGTAGCTCTCTAGATTTGTCCAGCATTTTCTTGCGCTCAGTTGGACTAGCACCCCGGTACTTAGCCAGCTGATCCAGAGTCCCCTTCACCCTCGCCAGTGTAGCTATACCGCGTTTATCCGTTCTCTCTACAGTGCCATCAGAGAACGTAATAAGTCGCTTGGCGCCATCTCCTTCTCGCCATACTGCATCAACAGTTTTCCCCTTATACTTCAAACCTTTAAGATGGCCTGAAGCAGAGGATTCCTGCAATTTTGGCGGCTCAGAGTTTTTCATGATCTATCTCAGCATCAGCTAAAGTAGCTAGAGACCTCAAAGTCTCATCCGGTATTCCTCGGAGTTCCTGCTTGATTCCGTCTACCGAAAGAATTCTTGCAGATTTTACAGGAACCTTCTTGAATAACCCTAGTTGTATGAGTTTTTTAAGCTGAGCGGCGTTTATCATTTACTGCCCTCTCTGCTGTATTCTCTTGTGTGCAATAAGTATCATCTCGTCCGGTTGACTAGAAATTTTTTCGCCACAAACGATAAAGTCGTGCTTCTCTAAAAGCAAAGATAGAGTCTTCTTATTATAGAAAAATGCGTGTTGTCCACGAGACCAATAGATCCAGTCCGTGGTGGATTGATCTACATCAGGGGTTTGTATAATCATCAGCATTTCATCAGTAGTTATTTCATAAAGTGTCTTCAGGCACTCATTTGGAAACTGAGTATGCTCAAAAGAATCCCAGGCCAACACACAATTAAATCGCGCATCTTTGAAGTCTAAAATGTGCAGCTCGCCCAGCCTGACATCGACGCGAGAATCTTTGTGCTCCACAATCCACCGGGAAACCTCCTGTCCCACTACCGGATTCCACTCTGCTGCAATGAATGGAAGCAACATGCTCCCTGTAGCCGAACCCATTTCAAGTATTGAAGAAGGAAGGTCTTTGAATCCTTGCTTCTGCCATTCTTTTATAAACCAAGCAAGAACTTTCTTACCCCATAACTCCTTTGCCCTCAAATGCTCTGGCTCCAAATAGTCTGGATAGCCAATTACCGAAGGATCTCTCAGATTTTGCATATAGGCGTCAAAGTCATATTTTCCCGTGGATTTGATTTTCTGAATCGAGGAAGCTATAAAAAAGTCTTCGTTTAAGAGGGCATAATGCTCCTCAGGATCTACATCCGGATTGTAGTAGGTCAATCCACATACAGTGCAACGCACGAGTTGAAGACCTTCTATGGCAAACAGAGGTTGAGAATGATCCTCTTCGCAAATAGGACAATCTACTTTAAGCATACCCTATATTCTTCCAAACTTTGAAGGTTTTACAGCATTGTGGAGCTATCTGATTATCTCCCCCGATAATATAACAAAACCACATGCAAGAACCACGCCCAGTTGGTAATAGCCGCTAACATCCTCCTCCTGAATCTGTTGTTAGTCCTCTTAGCTGGTCAACCCCAGGATGATTCAGTCTGTTTTGTGTCTAATCAAGTTCACTCTGATTAAATCGGAATGAACTTAATTTCGTCCTGATATCAAATTAGCCACAGATTGCATCTCCTGTAAATACTAGTAATCCATCCCAAAAAACTGAGGTTTTTGGCCAAAGAAAGGATGCTTTAGCATCATTTCTGGATGAACGCCCAAGAATGGCATAACAGATTCGTGAGCTGCATCGACATTGGCCAAATTTAAGGCCTTGCAATGACTAATAGCCTCTAAGTAAAGCCCATAGTCATCTTTCTCTGCTAGATATTGCAAAGAAGAAACATGCTGAGACTCCGCCTGCATCTGCCGTAGCCGCTCCCAGCGCTTGAATACCAGTTTCCGTTTGTCCTTGACCCAACCATAATGATAGAGATTAAAGCCCTCCGAGTGAATAACCCTGGAAGGATCATCGTAGAAACGGCAATTTGGGGAAACAAAAAGATCTTCATGTCCAGCACAATACATACCTGGAATATAGCGAAAAAGCATTCCAACATATTCAGGATCGGGTATAAGCTCTAGCAGCCGATGAGTAGAACCCCAGAACATAAAATGCCTGGCTTCAGCAACCAAAGAGTGAGGATCTTGCAGCATAATATCAATCGCAAGCTTAATTTCCTCTGCTCTCATGAGCTCATCCCCATCCATGCGAAGAAGGAAAGTCGTACCCTCAGGTACGTGCTCAAAGCCACGATTCCGCAGCTCTGTTTTGTTTTTAGCCCATCCAGCACGCACCCACTTTATTTTTCCCTGCAGATCTAGTGTATCCTGAAAAGCTTGGATAAGCTGAGGAGTTCCATCTGTAGACAATCCCAGCGGGGACACCGCATCTTTGACAGCGTACTGTGTAGCGCCTTCAACGATGATAATCTTATCAACAGAACTATATATAGAAGATAAACTAGCCCAGATATAATCTGCCTCGTTCAGAACAATGTATGCTGCTGTTATCAAACCTCTTGTTCCCCTTATCTCATGATCTTTCTCAAATTTTTCTTTATCCCACCTACCAGGAATCTGCACTCAGCATCCTCCTGCAGTATCTGTAGCTACGTCTCTGTAGGAAGAGGCAGCGGCAAAAGAAGTCGTAATAGTGGCGCTGATACCTGAATGAACAAAAACAAGATTACTGCTCCCAGTTCCAGTGTAATTACAGCTAATGAGATTCCCAGATTCATCAATAGTAAGCGCATAAACCTTTTGAGAACCCCAATTCACCGTAAAGCTGCTAGATATCGTTGCGGAAATACCTGAATGCACATATAGCGCATTCGATGCGCCATCATCTGATGAGATTAAATTTCCAGAAAAGCCCACCGTTATTCCAGTAATAACTGTGCCTGGAGAAGCAAAGGAAGTAGTTACAGTATCTGATATTCCAGCATGAACATATACTTTATCCGTATCGTTGCGGGCGGACAGCATATTTCCAGATGGATCTCTTGTAATTCCATTAATAGGAACCACTGTAGTTAAGGCAAAACTGCTAGATATCGTTGCAGAAATACCCGAATGTGTATAAAGCTTTGCGGTTACAACATCTACAGTGACGAGATTTCCACCCGAAGTCTCCATCATGATTCCCTTGCCATTCACTGCAGGGGCAGCAAAGGAATTCCTAATAGTCGCAGTTATTCCAGAGTGAACATAGATCTTGTCGTTTATTTCGTCCAATGCCAGCAAATCAGACATTTAGGTTTCCTCCCCAGATAGTAGGCTCTTCATCCCAGACAAAGTATCTGTAAGGATGATCCGATAATGCCTCTGGCCGTGGCCCATCAAAGCGTTCAGCATAGATGCCGAAGCGCTCATCGTATTCCGCTGTGAACCATGAAAAATTCCGTGCTATGTATCGCTGAGGAGTACGATATCTTTTTTTAAGAAGATAGCAATCTAAACCGCTTGATGATATCGGAGAATTTTCAGTTGCAGCAGAAAAGCGGTCTTCGATTTCTAGTTGCCAGCACTGCTTTTCCATTATCTTCTCTGCTGTTCTCACATAAGAAAAATGGTGTAGAATCGTCGGGCTTACCCAGGTTGTTCCAACATAAAAAGAAGAAGTGTAGTCTCTACCCTGAGAGTCTCGCAGGGATGCTCCTTTTCCCACCATAGTCATCTGATCTTCTGATAGGACAAAAGCTCGTGCAAGCTCGTTGTCCCAGCCACCACCTCGAAGAACATGATAAAAATCATGCCAGTAGGTCCTAAAGGGGAAACGGGCTGTCAGATATTTTCCCTCTTCCAGGATTCGCTTTACGATTTGGATATCTTCAGAAAAAAAGAACTCATCCGCCGCTGCCGTCCAGAGAACATCTCCCTTTTTCATGTCAAGAAGCATTCGCTGCCAGCATTCTTCTTCTTCCTGATAGAATCCAAGCTTTATATGCTCAATCTTTCCATCAGGATCAGGAAAAGATGAGATCACTTCAGTAGTACCATCGACAGAAAGACCCTCACTGGTTACCCGGTCGGTGGAGATGCGCATATATGAATCGCATCCCTCAAGAATCAGCAAGCGATCAGCGGTGTTGTAAAACTGAGAAATAGCATAAGAAATGTATTCAATCTCATTAAATACTTTTAATGCAACACAAAGAGACACTAGATTTCCTCTCCTTCAACCGTTTGTCTCTCCTGGGAAAAACCCAGCAGCCTTACTAAAATCGTGCATCAACTCTCGATAAGCTGCTTCAATATCAGAGAAATCAAGCTCTTCTGTGGCCACCGATGAAACAATGTCATCCGGAGACAATCCTTTTACGCACATCTTTTCCCAAGGCAGATCTCTCAAGCGCACCTTATACACTCGAGGATTTTCCCACACTGCAGATCCAGGATAAGGAACGAAAATATTCAAGCCAAACTTATTCGGCCTGGAGTTAAAAAACCATTCTCGCGTCTGCTGAATTGTCCTATAAGTTTCTCCCGGAAGACCCACCATCAAAAAGGCCTGAACAGGAATTCCTACTTCTTGACAATCTTTTACAAATCGAGTATTTGTCTCTACCTTTGTTCCTTTATATACCGTGTCAAGAATTTCCTGACTCCCAGATTCCGCGCCAAAGCCAATCTCAGCACAGCCTGCATCATACATCTTTTCTAGCAGCTGCTTTGATATTCCTGCTCTAGAATAGCAACGCCACTTTACATGCAGAGGCTTAATCAGCTGCAGGATTTCTTCCAGGCGTTTTACATTTCCAGTAAAAGCATCGTCTAGAAACGTGAATGTGGAAAATCCAAAATCCACAAGCCTCTCAATCTCTTTCAAAACCCTCTTTGAGCTGTGATACCTGACCTTCTCAAAGACAGAGGAGCAGAATGCGCATCTTCCCCAAGAACATCCTCGACTAGTGATGATAGAAGCCGCAGGTCCGCAGCCAAACTCGTATCCATAAGATTTTATGTCGATTAGATCCCAGGCTGGCATAGGGATTGAGTCCAAATCTTCTATCTGGAATTGGCGCAATATATGCCAGGAAAAAATGCCCGCTGCACGGCCAAACATCGCCCTTTCCCCTTCTCCGCAAACGACTCCATCAAACCCATCCAGCTGGCATAATGTTGAGCAGCTAGTAGCGTGGGGTCCTCCAATGAGAATGTCAGAAGAAGAACCAAATCTCTGTTTCAATATAGCTTTTATCGATTTGGCCAGAGGATATTGCGGAGTCGTCGCCGTTATACCATAGAGATCCATATCTGGCCAGGAATCGCTATTCTCAACAACACTATTTCCTGTTAGATCTAAAATCTCAACAGAAATTCCTGTTGCTCTCAAATAGCCCGCAATATACAGTATCCCCAACGGAGGAATTGCCCTTTGATTAATCAAAAATGGACTTGGAGGATTGATTAAACAAACTTTCATGCTGTTTTTCCCATATAAAACTCAAAAATTCTTTTGCATACAAGCAGCACATCTGCCTCTGTCATCGACGGATGAAGAGGTAGAGATACGATCTTCTGTGATAGATATTCAGCTGTTTTCAGAAAGAAAGGATCAAGGTAGTCAAAGCAGGGCTGCAAATGGCATGGGGTCGGATAATGAATTTGAGTTTCGATTCCACTCTTGAACAAAAACTCACGAAGCTCATCCCGTGCGTGTACCTTTGGCACATATAGATGCCAGGCGTGCCTGCTTTCATTTTCTAGAGTAGAGGAAATAGCTTCCTCGGCACTCATAGAACCTTCAAACGGAACTTGAATAACAAGATTCTCAAGTAGAGAACTATATAATGCAGCTAATTCCGCACGTCTTTTTACCCAAGCATCTACGTATTTCAGATTAACTCTTAAAACCGCTGCCTGAATCGAATCTAGACGATGGTTGTATCCGAGATAGTAGTGTGAATTCTTAGAAGTCTGCCCGTAATTTCTGAGGTATCGCAACTTCTCAGCTAGCTCTTCATCGTCAGTCACGATGGCCCCACCGTCACCAAAGCATCCCAGATTTTTAGAAGGAAACATGCTATAGCACCCCGCAGCTCCTATCGTTCCAAGAGGCTTTCCCTTGTAGGCTCCCCCAAATCCCTGGCAGGCATCTTCAATTATAATAAGATTGTTATCTGCAGCCAGCTTACAGAGAGAGTCCATAGGAGCAGGATTCCCATAGAGGTGGACAGGAATAAGAAACTTAGTTTTTGGCGTAACCTCTAACAGAGCACTTCTATAGCTCAAATTCATTGTTGAAAAATCAACATCGACAAATATTGGAATTCCTCCAGCATGAACCACAGCCAGAGCTGTAGCAATAAAAGTATTGGTAGGAAGAAGAACCTCATCCCCTGCCTTAATATCAAGAGCAACAAGAGAAAGAAGCAAAGCATCTGTTCCGGAAGAAACGCCGATACAGTGCTTGATACCGAGATACGCGGCAAACTCTTTTTCAAAAAGATCCACTTCTTCCCCTTGAACAAACTGGCAAGAGGATAGGACACGACCGATGGCTGCCTCGTGCTCTGCTCTGATTTCAGAATATTGCATCGAAAGATCAAGAAACTTTATCATGCTTCCCCACCTCTACCAACACCCCATCTTTTCTTAGAGAAACTGAAGCTGCTTCTAGGACTTTCACAACACGTTGCCCATCTACACCAGAAGTCCGAGGATGTTCCACCCTATTAATGCAGCTTATGAAATGCTGGCATAAATTTAGAAGAGGCTCTTCCTTAAGTATTCGAAGAACATGTGACCCACCTGTCAAGACGCAAGCCTTAAATTCTTCAAAACTGGCACTACCACCTCCTAATATTGCTCCTTTGTCCTCTATCACCAGAACTTCGGGATTTAAATCGTCAAAACAGAGCTTAGCGCGGTCTCCAACTACAAAAATCTCACGACGCTTAGAAGAATCTATCCAAGAAACATGAATCGCCCCCCGAGTACCTCCCGGGTAGTTCAAAAATAACGAGGCCGTATCCGCCCGTTCCCCAAAGATAAAGCTCCAACCAATTGCCTGGACTGAAAGAGGTGCTGCCTCTAGCCAATAGTTGAAAATGGAAATATCATGAGCCGCTAGATCCCATAAAACATCAACATCTTCTCGGATAAGACCAAGATGTCGGCGGAAAGCCTCTAAGTAATATATTCTACGAAACTTCCAGCTAGCCAGCTGATCCTTGGCTTCCAAGATAGCTGGGTTGTACAAGAAAGTATGCCCAACCAGCAGAACGCAGCGATGAGTATCAGCCATGTCGATCATGTCCTGGCATTCCATGTAATTCATGGCCATGGGCTTTTCCACCAACACATCTCTTCTAGCCATAAGAGCCTGCATGACCAGATGATAATGTGTAGTGGGCGGGGTAGCAATTATTACTCCTTCCACCTGTTCTAGTAAAATGTTTTCGCTATCGGCAATTACGCTGTGCGGAAACTGTAGGTGAACTTCAGCTAACGCGGTTCGAGAGTCGTCCCAGATGACTACGTTTTCCTCTCCAACCAAAGAGGACAGAACACGCACATAGTTTCTTCCCCAATGCCCACAACCTACCACGCCAATTTGCATCAACAGCCTCCCGCAGAATCTATCAACCTGTGCAGTTAGAAGAAAGCAAATTTGCTAATTCTAACTCCTTAACTCCTTAACCATCTCTGAATACGAAAGAAGAATAGGCAATCGAACATCCTGAAGATGCCTGAGATCACAAGCTTGCACCAAATCAGGTAAAGAAAAAGATCCAGGCTCTTTAAGTATTCCCGATTTTCTAGCTAGTAGAGATAGTATCTGCGCAGAAGAAAATTCCTGCGTAAGCTCAACTGCTCTAGGAGAATGAATAAATTTCGAATATTTCACACTATTCTCATCACAAAGCATAGTGTGGAAATAATTTGGAATTTTCCACCCAAGTAACTCTGCCGCAGCTCCTTCTAGCAGTGTGAACGGCTCAATATCAGAGCCTCGAACCCTCAATTCTATCCCGAAATCATGGTCATCGATGAGTGATGTAATGCAAAGGTCTGCGGCTCCATCAAACCAGATGGCAACATCGGGCAACCACCAGGCTTTCACATCTTTAATGCGCAACGTAGTATTACGATCTCTTAAGGGAAGCCTAAGATTACGATGCCTACAGTAGCCATCATAGAAGTATTCTTTTTTTGCCTCAAAAAAATAACTAAAGTTCTTCAAAATGAGAGTGTTTGTGAACACCGGAGGGAATATAATGCGCTCCCTGATAGTTTCAGGTTTGCGAGAAGACCACCAGTATAAATCAGATCTTGAGACTTCTGCCAGGATTCTAGTAGGAGTGCAGATGCTCACTCCCCGCAACGGGATACCCTGATATGTGATCTCTATCTCCGATACCCAGTGCTTCTCAGGCCAACGAAAGGCTATAACAGGAGAAACTTCTCCCAGATATCCAACCTCTTTCGGAGTCCAGAAAGTGTCATTTCTTTTATCAACAAGATTAGTCACAGGATGATCTCGATGCGAGATAGAAGCCGTGACTTCAGCTTCCTGTGCCAGATCCAAGACCGAGTTCTCAGGGCCAAAAAGACCTATGCTAGCAATATTGCATGGTCTAGGATACTTCTCTTCTCGATGAAGAAACTCCATTTGGCTTCCTCTGGTTGCGCGAAAAGTAATGTCACTGACAGA